CTGAAACTGAACGCGACACCAATCTGCTGATTGGCCAGGTGTTGCAACAAATCCTGAACTCACCCCGCTAACGAGGCATTGCATGGCACTCGGTCAAGTCACCGTAGACAATCTCAATCTAGGCCAGGGCGCCGTCACCGAGGTTGAGCGTTACTTTCTTTTCATTGGCCCCGCTGCCAAAAACGTCGGCCAGTTCATTGCATTGAACACCGACAGCGATCTGGATGCCGCGCTGGGCGTTCCAGCGAGCGACCTCAAAACTCAAATCACCGCCGCGCGCCAAAACGGTGGTCAGCGCTGGGCCTGCATCGCAGCGCCGATCGGCTCCGAGGGTGAGTGGGCCGATGCACTGGAGAAAACTCAGCAGCAGGGACTGTCCGTCGAAGCGGTGGTGGTGACTAAACCCGTTACCAAGCCTGGCGACCTGACGGACATGCACGACGCGGCGATTGCTTTGAACAATAGCTACGGTCGTCGCGTTTTTTTCATGGCAGCCACTGCCGGCATCACGCCAGATCAGACGTGGGTGCAATACTTGACCGAGCAAAAGGCCATGGTGACAGACGTCGCCGCCGCTCGAGTCTTGCCGGTACCGCAACTGCACGGAAACGATTTGGGCGTGCTGGCTGGCCGCTTGGCCAACGCCTCGGTCAGCATCGCAGACAGCCCGATGCGTGTAGCCACCGGTGCTGTGCTGGGGCTTGGGCCAGTGCCGCTCGACAGCGAAAAAATCCCTCTGCCATCGGCGGTGCGTAGCGAGCTGGATCGAGCGCGGTTATCGGTATCGCAGACCTATCCCGATTACCCGGGCGTGTACTGGGGTGACGCCAATATGTTGGATACCCCCGGCAGTGACTTTCAGGTCGTTGAATATCTGCGCATCACCGACAAGGCCGCGCGCCTGATTCGCCCACTTCTGATTCGTCGTGTCGCCGATCGCCGGTTGAACAGCACGCCCAACAGCATGGCGGTCAACACCAACCAGTTGATGGCGCCACTGCGCGCCATGGCCAAGTCCATCAAGTTCAACGGTGAAGTCTTTCCCGGTGACATCGAGCCACCGAAGGACGGTGACCTGGTGCTGGAGTGGCTCAGCAAAACCAAGGTCGCGGCCTACATCAAGCTCAAACCCCTCAACTGCCCGAAAGACCTCACGGCAAATATCGCCCTGGATCTTTCCACTGACAAAACGGAGTAACGCCCCATGGCAAAGATTGGCGGCAAGAACTTCGACGTGAGCCTGGGCGATCTGTCGCTGCACGTCGAGAGCTGCACCCTAGACATCACCGACAACTCGGCCGTGGCGCAGACGCGTGGTGTGCCTGACGGCTACGTGGAGGGCGATGTGGCTGCGGCCGGCGAACTGGAACTGGATAGCTCCAACTTTCAGTTGCTGATCGACGCGGCGCGATCGGCGGGCAGCTTCCGCAAGCTCGCCCCCTTTGATGCGGTGTTTTTTGCCAAGGCCGGCGAGGACGAGGAGCTGCGCGTGGAGGCGTTCGGCTGCAAGGTGAAGATTTCCAGCCTGTTGTCGATCGATCCCAAAGGTGGCGAGAAAACCAAGCACAAGGTGCCGTTTGACGTCACCAGTCCGGACTTCATCCACATCAACGGCGTTCCGTACCTCGACGCTACCGAGATCGAGGGGCTGCGCTGATGGTGGACTGGTTCGACCGCGCCCAAGAGCTGGAGCAACGCCAGCGTGACCAGGCGATCAAGGCTCAACTGCTGACGCCTGTGCCGGTCGGGCCAAGCCTGACCCATTGCCAGGACTGCGATAACGAAATCCCGCCAGCGCGCCAGGCACTGGGCGGTAAAACGCGCTGCGTGCCGTGCCAGGCTGACTTTGAGCAGAGTAAACGCTGATGACCATCGAAGCCGTGCGCCTCGGCGCGCTGGAGCAAAAATTTGCGGTCTTTGAGCACCGCCTTAGCGAGCTGGAAGACCGCCACGAAACCGTCCCGACCCGCGTCACCAAGTTGGAGCAGGGCTTCGAGCATATGGCGGGGCAACTCTCGGAGCTCAACGCTGGCCAGCAAACCCTGACGGTCGCGGTAAACGACATCGGGGCGAAGGTTGGCCGCTTGCTGACCATCCTCACGGTAGTCGCTTCTGTACTGCAAATGGTTGTGCCGGCGCTGTTGCGGGTGTGGTTTCCATGAGCCTGCGCGGTCGGATTCAGGCCGGTGTGATCGCGCTGGCCAGCGCGCCGCTGGTGATCTTCCTGGGCACTTGGGAAGGTCATGGCCAGAACACCGTTTATGCGGACAAGCTCGCCGGGGGACTGCCCACCGTTTGCAAGGGCATCACCCGCCATACCAGCCCGTTCCCGGTCGTAGTCGGTGACTATTGGTCGCCCGATCGTTGCGCCGAGGTGGAGCAGTTGGTGATCCGCAAATCACAACTGCAGCTCGCCGACTGCGTCACCAACCCGAACGTCGGCCAGAACACTTTCGACGCGCTGACCAGCCATGGCCACAACGTCGGCGTGCCCAGCACTTGCGCCAGTCGGGCGGTGGCGTTGATCAACGCCGGCCGCATCGCTGACGGCTGCAGGGCGTTGGCCTGGGCACCGGACGGCAAGACGCCCGTATGGGCGTATGTGACCGACGCGCAAGGCCGCAAGCGCTTCGTTCAAGGCCTACACAACCGCCGGCTGGCTGAAGTGGAGGTTTGTCTTAAATGACGATTCCACCGCTACGGCTCGCGCTGATCGTGATGCTGATTACTGCCCTGGTGCCCCTGTATTGGTTCATCCGGGTTGTGGATCAACGCGATGAAGCGCTGAAAGACCTGAAAGGCCTGAAGTCGGAGGTCGTCGGGTTACGTGAAGCGGCCCGAATCAGCGGTGAAATGTTAGCCGTGCGGGACGCGATCGACCAACGAAACACCCAGGAATTGACCGATGCACTCACTGAAAACGAGCGCCTGCGCCGCGCTGTTGGCGATGGCACTGGCCGGTTGCATGTCCGCGCCACCTGTCCCGCCACCGGATCTTTGTCCGCTACCGCCAGCACCGCCCGCGTGGTTGATGCAGTGCGCGCCGAACTCGCAGCAGACGCTCGACAGGATTATTTCACCCTCCGCAATCAGCTCGCCTTAAGCCGGCAAATGATTGTCGGGCTTCAGCAGTACGTCCGTGGTGTGTGCCAGCGATCGCCGGCGCACCGGGACACCACTTTTCCCAACCTCAACAAGAGAGCACCCCAATGAGCCAAAACACCGAAATCACCCTGGAAGTCGGAGAAGCGGAATTCACCTTCAACCTCACGCCGGCGGACGTCACCAAGTACTTCAACGGCCTGACCCAAACCAACAAGGTGGCCCCGGGCAACAACCTGCTGATGACCACCGTCAAGCAAGAGGAAAAGGCCACGCTCAAACCGCTGCTGGCCAACCCGGTGATGGTGATGCAGATCGCCGGCGCGCTGCTCGAGGAGTACGCGCCCAACGTTGAGGTGATCGTAAAAAAGCGCTCGAGCACGCTGAGCGCCTGAGCGAAAACGGCCTGGGCCAACTGATGGCCCTGACGAACCGCTGGCTACCTGGTGCCGAACCCACGCCCGAGGCGATGGGCACGGCCAAGTGGCTGGAGGACGAACACTGGAGACGCATGGAGTTTGCTGTGGCTAACGGCATCGCCCTTGCGCTGAACGGATAACAATTGTGGCAGACCGTAGCGCCAGCCTGGCTTTCATTCTGAGCTTGCAGGACAAAGTCACCGCGCCCCTGGGCAAGGTGAAGATGGGTTTCTCCGAGCTCGCTGATCAGAGCGAAAAGCACATCAAGACGATCGGCTTGGGCATGGGCGGCGTGACGGCGGCTGTGGTCGGCGTCCAGCAGGCGATGGCGCCGGCGCTGGAGGTCAATCGCGCCCTTGGCGACGTCCGGTCGCTCGGCGTGGCCGAGGATGCGCTGTCGTCGCTCAATGCCAAGTCGCTGCAGTTCGCCGTGAGCTATGGCGAGAACGCCAAGGATTTTGTGGCGTCCGCCTATTTGATCGAAGGTGCGATCAAAGGACTTGCCGGCAACCAGCTCGCGATCTTCACCAACACCAGCAACTTGTTGGCCAAGGCCACCAAGACTGACGCCGAAACCATGGGTGAATACGTCGGCACGCTCTACAACCTGCAGAAATCCCAAGCGGATGCGATGGGGAAGGGCGCGTGGGTGGAAAAGCTCGGCGGGCAGACCGCGCTGGCCGTGCAGCTGTTTCGTACCAGTGGCGCCGCGATGAAAGACGCCTTCAAGGAAGCAGGTGCGATCGCCACCACATCGGGCGTTGACCTGGCCGAACAGATGGCCGTGATCGGTACGCTCAGCAGCACCATGGAAGGCGGCGACGCTGGCGGACGCTACAAGGCCTTTTTTGAAAACATAGGCGC